TATTCTACCTGATTCTGTGGTGCTTTTCAACTTCTTGCACTAGATTGATAATGTTTTGTGATAACGGCTGAGCAGGATATACACGATTGAAGATCATGCTGATCTGATCGACGCTCATCGGCTGCGGCTGCGGCGCGTTGAGGGCTTTAACGAGGGAAATAAATGCGGCATTTACAGCGCGTTCGTCAAAATGCTGCCGAGCGCCGGATAATCCCTCACTGCAATCGCATGAGTCCAACGCCTCCAACGCCTGCTCCAGCACCGCCCGATCAATCGTGATGGTGGTCATTGTCACTTCCTCGCAATGAACTTTATAGACTTCACTGCATCTTTGCAAAGATCAATCATATTCTCAGAATGCTTCTGTGCCTTTCGCAAGTGATACACGCATGCACTAAAGCCAAAGACTGTTATGAACATGCAAGTTACAAGAATTATTTTATCGCTCATCACACTTTCTCCATGTAAATAGACAGAGTACTGTCGGCAATCTTAGAACGAATCATAGACGGAATGTCGGTGAACGGATCTTCTAGATAGAAGTCGCAACCGTCCTTCCAGTTATTATACTTGACAAACTTAGCAAAGTCAAGCATGTGTTTCTTGTTCTTGGGATTGAATTGAACACGCTGCTTGGGCGCAAGAGCAGATTTAAAGTACATAATATTCTTCCTGTTCAGGAATCATATCCAAAGGAATGCAGAGCATCTTCGCAATCTGCACATCATCAAAACCTTCTTCGCGGAGTTCTTCAATATCCGCGTGCAGTTCACTCATCTTACTCATTACCAATTTTCCTTATTGAATAGAATTTAAAAACCAAACAAGCGTACCGAAGCCAAAGCCACACACGAACGGACCGATTGCGGTGTCAAACTTATCACGATTCATGCGAACACCTTATACTTTGCCTTGCGACTATACTTGGTCTTGTCCTTATGAGTAGCAGGACGATTGACCAGATTGAATACCCGAGCGACGGGATTCTTACGACGATGATTTAGATTAGACATTATAGCTAAATCACAAACTCAAACTTAGTTTCGAGCGTGTACTGCGTCTCGAGATCTTCGGTCACGACCGACAGCATATTACCTTTCAGGATATAAACCGCAATATCGCTATATGCGATCAGCGCACCCTCGGGAGCACCAGCGAACGATTCGGAATCCGCTTCATCCATCTGGGAAAACTTCAGACCGTTCTGGACGGCGACCACCAACTCTTGCATATTCATATTTCGTTCCGTTTCCTTCAACCTATAGAACCATTATAGCTGAACTAGGCGAAAAAGTAAAACGAATAAACTCTAATAGAATCAATGACTTACAGAAGGCTCTAGAACCTCCTCTAAAGGCTTTAGAGCGGTCCTTCCTTGACCCCCTATATGAGGGTCCCCGAGTAGAAAAGACCGCCCAGATAGACGAGGAGAAGGAACCCCGAAACGACCCAGAGGCTCGGCTCCCTCATACGGACGCCAGCCCAGAACCAGCCGACATTGCCTACGAACGAGGCAAGAATATTAAAAGGGTAAAGGTTGGCGCTGGCTAGAATTGAGCCAGCGATTAGAAACGTGGTCGAGATCCACTTCAGCCAAAAATCAAAGTTCTTCACTTTCTATAATCCCTTCAACAAGCATGCCGAGTTGCTCTAACGGAATTGTTCTAATACCGATTCCAACTTCTTTGAACATGATCTCTGAGTGATCAATCGAATAGTGTTCACCAGCACCCTTACCAGGAAATGGTTTTTTGGGTCCGATGATTTCTTTCACACCAACCTGAACGAGTGCACGTGCACAATCTGAGCAGATACCTTTTGGGTCCCAGTTTAGATATAGACGTGATCCGTTCAGGTTGATTCCATGACGAGCAGCATTATAAACCGCATTGCGTTCGGCGTGTTCAATCCACTGATACTTCTCTGGTCTTTCCCAGCGACTCTTATCATGTTCGTTGATTCCACGCGGAAAGCCATTGAAGCCCATAGAGAGAACTGCGTTACCATCACCGACGATAACGCAGCCGACCTTTGTTGAAGGATCTTTACTCTTTTGAGCAATTACAGTAGCCTGTAGTATAAACAGTTCATCCCAATTCATTCATCACCAAAAATTATATTGTTACTTGATTTCGATCTTTCGCGGCTTCTGCTCATCAGGGACTACATTCTCTAGCTTAACAGTTAGAATACCATCTTCTAGATCTGCGTTTTTCACTACAATGGTGTCAGATAGAACGAACTGGCGAGAGAACTTGCGACCAGCAATACCCTTTGACAGATATGTGCGCTCGTCGTCGCCTTCCTTCTTTCCTGAGACCTTTAGTGAGTTTTTCTCTGCGGTGATTTCGATTTCACTTTTCTTGTATCCAGCAACAGCCAGTTCAATGATAAAATTGTAGTCGTCAGTCTTGATGACGTTTACAGGCGGGAAGGCAGTTGCGGATGAATGAAGCAGATGAGCGGCATTGTCTAGAGTTGCTAGAACACTCTCAAATCCTAGAGCGGATGATGAGGGAAAGTTTCCATAATTAAACATTTGTGACGTTAGTGTCATTTTGTTACTCCTTTAGTAAGCAAGTTTAAAACGTAGACCCCAAACGGGCATCTACGTTCTATTTATATTACTTACACACTTCCTGTAGAGCCAAATCCACCATCACGCTCAGAATATTGAGTCGGCATTTCATTTAAAACCGTCAGACGCACACCTTCATTGACTACAACCTCAGCCTGCGCAATGCGTTCTTGATAGGCAATAGCCTGAGCAACTCTAGATATATTTGTCATCAGCACGAACACTTCTTGCTGATAGTCTACGTCAACAATACCCTCAGAGTTTGCAAGTACTAGCCCACGCTTGAGTGATAACCCAGAGCGTGGATGCAAACGGATTGAATATTGTCCAAGTGGCTCACTATGATCCATAATGTCACCGAAAGTCTCGATGCTCAGATTCTTTTGAATCTTCATCACAAGACCAGTAGGGACTAACATTCTCTCACCTGGATGAATAATCAATGCGCGATTAGTTTGAATAAACCGTTCAACTGGAGTATTTACATCGTTATATCCATTGACAATGATATTAGTTGGGCAGTAATGAAGATCAAAGCATGTCGACATCTTGGTGCCGAACGTTGGAATCTTCACATCTTCACTCAAACGATACATACCCAAGTCAATCATAAATTAAACCTCAATTTTCTTTTTCCCAATCGTATACTTCGCAACCAACTGCCACTGACTCTTGTCCTTGAACGGAAGAATCTTGATCTGGCTCAGTGGTGCAAAGGGTTCTTTTGTTTTTTCTGGATCAACCAGCTTCACAAGACCCCACTCAGCCATGAGATTAGCAATAGTATTTCTGCGTGCAATATCATTTTCTGAGATATTGCTTGGCTTACCGTCCAGCTCAAATAGTTCTTTGAAGTGGACAATGTAATACTTGCCTTGCTTGTGAAGGATGTGGCAGGATTGGTAAAGAATGTTATCATTCTTTGCTGCTACGCCAATACGAGTTAGAGTCTCGCGAACCTTTAGGAAGTCGTCCTGCTTTTCTAGCAGAACCTCAACTAATTTTTCAATACTCATTTCAATCACCCTTATATAATTGTTTTTTTATCGCGGTGATCTGAGTATCATCTAGTATCTTCAGGGCTTCATATGCTTTAGCATCGGAATATCCATAATACTCTTTAACAGCACTCAAATCATCATCAGCACCCCTTTTGAACCACTTTGAGTGGCGTCGTTTCTGGGCACGTACAATATTTATAAGGAAATCATATTTGAGTTTATTGTCGAGGTTTCCGTACCTATTCATCTCATTGGCGATCAGAGCGGTGTCGCGGTGATACGACAAAGCTCTGTTTACCATGAAAGCTGGGTAAGACCGTTCATCTGCATCAGTCAGGAGCGCATATTCTTTGGTCTCAAGAATACTCGGCAGGATTTCTTTGAAGAGATCTGCCATTACGAAATACCAAAAGAAAAAGCCTTCAGGGAATTGAAATTAGAGTCATACTTTACATATTTATTATCTAGTGAGTACAGACCTATGTTAATATTTCTGTTAGTTTCTTGAGCCGGAACAATCCATATTTTCTGAGGGTTTAAACAAACAAGCGCAAAAAAGTCCACTTCATTATATCTGAGATTAGTCTTCCAAGACTTCTCACACTTCCTTGTCAACCTATACTTAACTACTTTTTTGCTGCTAGAACCACTCAATATAACTGGGAATTCTGTAGTTTTGATCTGTACATTTACATTCACACCATTTAAGTAAGACAGAACAACATCAACAGAACTTCCAGTCTCTCCTTCTTCATTTGATGATATAATCTTAAATTGGTTATCAAAGGACATTAATTCTTTAATAAAAAGAGATTCCCCATTTCGACCAATAGCTATATTATTACGCCCTAACTCAATATTTCTCGTGTTAAATCTTTCAAAAGTGTCGTCCTCAATACCAAAAAAAGCGCAAAGATTATCGCCTGGAACTATTCTTGCCATTATTGCACCTTACACTCGACCATAATTTCAGTTAGGCAGGCAGTCAGGTTTAATTCCTGGTCTGCACAGAATGCAGCCTGATACTGATACCGAGCAAGGATCAATACTGCATTGGGAATCGTCGACTTGTCCATGATATCATACAGACTATCATAGATCTTGCGATAAAGGCGCACAGGGTCATCATTACCGTTATCGGCGACCCACTTGCGCATTCCACTGAAGTTTTGTTCTTTCAGAGCCTTGACAAGTTCAGCAAGCGATACATCAGCCACATTCGCCAGAATGCCAGTATCGATCTTGCCACTGGCACTATAACGCTGCAGCTCATTCAGCACTCGACGGAAGTCTGGGAAATGCTTCTTGACAACCTCAGCAAGCACAGGTGGCTCAAACGGAACCTTCTCTTCCTTGAGAATGTTCGCTGCACGCTTCATGAACATAGAAGCCATCTTCGGCTTGTCTTCATTACGAATCCTGAACTC